TCATTATCTACGGCATCCATCGCGTCTTTAGTACGTGACTGAAAATAGTCTGTGCGTGATTCATGAACTTCTTCTGGAACTTTAGTTAGCATCAACCCACCAACACCAATTACTCCTGCATGTTTGCCATCTTCAATAGTAGGGGCTTCAAAATTAGGATGTTCTTCAGCTTTTACTGGCTCATAACCTTCTCGTAAGCGACTCAAGACATTAGTTTTGTCCTCATAGCCACGAACTTCAGTTCTGATCCAACGATGCTTATACCCTTCTTTTGGCTTTGGTGCTTCAAGTGAGGATGATGGTTGCCAAGATCGTTTACGCTCGGATTTTGAACGAGTCTCTGCAGAGCGGGGTGTTCTATCTACTGTAGGCATTATACATTCTCCTGTTTTACATATTTAGCATAATCTTCAAGTGGAACACCTAATCGTTTAGCCATATCCACTTGACCTTTGGTTAATTTTACAGTCTTACGCCCTGTTTTGACTGCTCTAGTTGCAGGGGCTACAGTTTGAGCGACTCGCTTTGTAGTACCTGAATTTAATCCTTCTTCTTTAAACTTATGCGGAAATTCTTCTCTTATTCTTTTATCGACTTCTGCATAATATTCGTCGCTAGTTGGATCATATCCTTCTTGCTCTACCATTCTACGATGAATAGAAAAAGCTGTAAAGGTCATCGGTTCGTCTTTACCAAACCAATTATTTTGTCTAGCCCATGCCTGAGCTTTTGGATCAGGCGGTGCTGGAGGATTTGAAGATGCATTCGCTGGCTGAGACGTAGTCTGAACAGGTGTTTCTTTTGGTTGTTCTTGTTTTTTACCTTCTCGTTTGATAGTTTCTTCTTCCACTGCCAAACGGGCAACCAACGCTTGCGATTCTGCAAGAGCTTCTGAATCACCAGTCTCATAAGCCTTTTTTAATGCCTCTTTTGCCTCTCTTAATTGTAGAGTAACACGGTTTTCATATTCTGAAAAGAGATTTTTACTACTTTCTTCATGTTTTTTTCGTAAAGAGTCATTTTCTTCTTTAACTTTTTTAGCAAAATCTACTGCGGCTTGCTCTCTTCGTTCTGCTTCTCGCATTTTAAAAGTAAGCTTATCTATACGTTTTTTTACACCTACACTATATTCTGCGTGCTCATCTTCTTCGTTTTCGCCAACTGTAGTTTCCTCTGGTTTCTTTTCAGTTTTTTCTGTTGTTTTTTCTTCAGGTTCTTCTTGAACTTGAACATCTAGCTCAAGCTCTGCTTGAGTCTCTTCTTGAGGCTCTTCTTGAATTTCCTCTTTTTTCTTTGCTTCTGCCATATTGTTTTCCTTATGCTATTGAAATTGAAGTAGGATCATCTAATACTGCAATAATCTCATCGTCATTTAAAATTCGTAATTCACCATCTATTATTTTAAAACGAGAACCAGCATAGCGACCAAACATCACCCAGTCACCTTTTTTACACCATGCTCCATTTGAAAATTTTTCCTCGTCTTTATAAGCATCTGGTCCAACACTTACAACATATCCAACATTGGTTGCTAAACGGTTTTTTTCAACCGTTTCATCAGCCATGTGTATGCCGCTTTTTGTTTTCTTAGGTATTGCATAAGGAAGAACAAGCACTCGCCAACCTGTTGGGCGAGGAAGTTGTTCTAACGCAGATACATTTTCTGCGGTTAAACTCTTTTCTTCAGCTTCTTCTTTCTTTTTGCGTCGATTAGCCAGAATATGGTCTGGCACAAATAGATTTTTAGTCATCCATCTTCTCCACGTTTTTTAGCAGGTCTTTTAACTCCTGTTCCATAAAGCCAAGAGCAGAAACTTGACCCATGAAATGTTGATATTGTTCAATGGTTTTTACACCATTCGCCATTAGCGTTTCGCTAACTTCTGCTTGACGTGTTCGTATTTTATTTAAAAAATGATCTGCTAGTTTTAAACCATCCATTTTTATTTAGTATCCTTTTTTCTTGAGCGTACATTCAGTACAGCTATATCTTCATCTGAACGTATTTCTTCACGTTTAAGTGTTTCATCTGAACGCATTTCTTCACGTTTTAATTGAGCTTGTTGAATTAATTTAGCTTCTTCAAGTTCAGCTTTCTTCTGATCTGCCATTGCTTTACGTTGTAAATCAGACTGTTCAATCTGAAGTTCCTGTTGTTTTAATTGTACAATAGGATCAAACTGACCAACACCTGCCATTTGTTTTGCCATTTCGCTTATCTGTGCTGTTGCTTGTGCTGTTGCTTCAGCTAACCTTGCTTCAATTTCAGGTGGAACGACCTGTCCTTCAGCTGGAAGAGGTTGACCAATAATCTGTTCAATTTGCTGGCGATACTTTAAAGACAAATGTTCTTGCATATGAGCCATTAATCCTTGTGAAACCATTGGGTTTTTTTGAACATTAGGATCACCTAAAAAAGCCGAATGTGTTGCAACATGAGCATCATGGTTTTGTGAAGGAAAACCTTTTAGAGGTTTCCCTAATAAAGCATCTGCGTTTTCAGTTGCAGGATCTTTAGGTGCCATGTCTTCTTTAGGGGGTAGTATGTCATCTATATTTTGAACACCTAAAGCAGAGTACATACGTCTATATGACTCTTGTAAGTCGTGAATTTGAGGTGCAGCTTGAGCCATTTGTAATTGTGTCTGAGCCATTGTTACTCGCTGACTCATACTGAACATATTAGGATCACTAACAGGAACAACATCTATTCGTTCATCAAAATCATCTGCTTTTACTGTACCATCAAAACCTGCAACTCGATAAGGGTACTCTGCAGGAAGAAACTCATGGATTATGTCAGCTAAGATTTTTAATTCTTGTCGTTGAGCAAAATGTAAGCGTTTATGTATTGCAGAAAGAATCTTAGTTCCTTGTTCTAATAAAGCAACCGTTGTTCCTACAGGTAAAGCCTGATTCATATCCCCTACATTTAAATCAGCAACCGCTGCAAATCTTCGCCCACTGTCAACTAATATTCCTAACATATTCGCTAATGTTGGTGAAGGTTCTTTATAAGGTAAAGGCATAATAGCTTCTCTTATAGAAGATCCTGGAGCATCTACATCCCTGAATTCTCCTGGTTGCAATGGCAAATCTTCATCTCGAACACGTAATCCTCTGGCTTTAAATCCTGCTGGTAAATTAGCTAACGTACCTGCATCAATCAATTGACGAAGGATCGAGGTCGCTGATTTAGTTAACCCACCTATCATATGGATTAACCCAAAACCATAAAACCCTAATCCAGGAGTGAACTTATAATGTGTAAAATATTTTCTTTTCATTGGTTGAACATCATTTTCTCTATAGTTTCTTCGTATAGCGAGAATCTGAAGAGATTCTTCATGTACTGTCACAACATAAGGTAAAGCAATTCCTGTTGCTTCATTATTACCGTCTTTATCTTCAAAGCCTTCTAAATCAAGATCAACGTGCATTTCTAGCAAGGTCATTGAATCATGGCTATCGAGTGAAGGTTTAAAACCTGTTATTTCACGAATACTTTCTTTAGAGTCCGTTGTGTTTAAGTCTTGTTCATCTAACTCTACGTCACTATAAAACCCTGATACTTGAAGTTTTCGAACTTCATTTTTAGTCATAGTGATTACATGGGTAAATCTTGGACAGGTTTGTAAATTAGATTCGGTATAAGCAACAACAAGATCGTCTGCAGGAACAAACTTACTGACAGGACGATTTAGCGTAGGGTCATAATACGTTTTCTTAAAAGTAGAGCCTGAAAGAGGTAGATAATACAGCATTTGATCTAATTCAGGATCAAATTCTTCCATAACGTCTAAGATTAAGTGGTTCATGAAACTTCTTACTCTTTCCGCTTGTTCTTCCGTTTCTTTGCTGAGTTCACCGAGAATTCGGGTTTGGACTGGTCCTCCTGGAGGGAGGAGTTCTTTGTACGCTTGGCTTTGGAATTGTGTTGCACTTTCTGCGAGGAGTGGGTGATAGACACCTGCTGATCCTCTAAAAGGTTCTTCACGATCGTCTGTTTTAATGCCCAAAAGATCAAGTCCTTTAGTATAAGCGTCAAGCCAGTCTTGACGACTTGAAACATCTTCTCGATAAGCTGCAAGTAGATCTGAAGTAAGCTCTCCCAGATAACTTTCAGAAAGTTCTTCAGCCAAGTTTGCGTTAAAATCACCTGTTTCCGCATCCGCACCCTCCGTAACGCCAACTAATGCACTGCCGTCTTCCAATACTACTGTTGATTCTTCTGGTTCAGGTGTCTCTTCCTCAACTATAAGTTTAATGTCCTCAGGATTCTGAGGAACTACTATATTTTCTACCAAAGATTTTTCAATAGCCATGTTGTTTTTCCTTTAAACTTAATAATACACATACTCTCGAGCAGATAAACCCCACTCTTCATCTTCATAATCTGCAGGATGTCGTAAAAACCCACCTTGTCGAAACCTTAACATTGCCTGTGTTGTTGAGTCAACTAAATCGTCATGCTCTCCATAAGGAAATTCTGTTAATTCATCAACTAATTCTTCCGCATATCGAGTTTCTGGCACCCAAACCATACCTGATTCAAACATTGGTGCTGCAGCATTTACCCGAGCCGTTTTATCACTTCCTCTATTAGGTGAATAGTTTTGTACAGGAATACCCATTGCTCTTAACTCTTGCGTTAAAGGTAATCCTGATGCTTTTGCCTCTATAATCACACAATCAGGTTCCCAATGTTTATAGTTCTCATAAGCAATACGCTTTAATTCAGGAAAATTAAAGCGATTTTTTATAGAATCGAGTAAAATTATGTTATTTTCTCCGTTTTCTTCGTTATGAAACACACCCCAAGTCGTAATAGCACTAAAATCGGCTTTTTCGGTCTTCAAAAACGCAGTATCGTAAGATTGAATGATATAATCAACAATAGGAGGGGTCGGCTTCTCCCAAATCTTGATCCATTCCTTCTTAATTATTGTTCCTTCGCCACCTGTAGGCTCTTGCATCCACTGTGCTGCCCATTTTCCATGCGGTAAAGAAGCTCGAATACGCTCCAATTCTTCTAATCGCCAAAATTCAGACCAAACAGGCTCATTTGAAGGTAAAATAGCAGGAAATTCAATTACTTCCCACTGGTCTGCTTTTAAATCCATCATTTGTGACTTCAATAATTGACCTGTTAAGTCCTTTTTTGACCAACGAGTCATAACAACAATAATCGTTCCGTTAGGTTGTAAACGCTGTCTTGGTCCAGAAGTATACCATTCGTAAGCTAAGTCCATTGCTGTTTCAGATAAAGCATCCTGTTCCGAATGGGGGTCATCAATAATAAGTAAATCCGCACCACGACCTGTAATTGCCCCACCAACACCTGCAGCAAAATACTCGCCTGCTTTAGTTGTTTCCCACCGACCTGCTGCTTTTGAGTCTGCTCTTAACTCAACTTCTGAAAAAATATGTTTATATTCCTCTGTAGCAACTAAATCTCGAACTTTTCTACCAAAACGTACAGCTAATTCGCCTGTGTGTGTTGCCTGAATAATTTTTAAATCAGGTCGAAGACCCAAGATCCATGCTGGAAGAAGAAAACTCGCAAACTCAGACTTTGTGTGACGAGGTGGCATGTTGATTATGACTCGTTTTAATTCACCTTTTGCAATTTTATTAAATTGTTCTGCAATAATCTGATGGTGTCGACCTTCTATAAAAGAAGACCAAACATATTTTACGAATTTTAAAAAGTCAGCCTGACAATCTTCTCGTTGTTGCCGTCGATTTAGCTCATCCGCTTTATC